CCCCCGAGCTGCGCACACCACGCCGGTAGCGCGGAAGGTGGGCCTGAAATGTTTCACGGGAATCCGCCGAAGCGGAGGCAGGCGCCGTGCCCGGAGATGTTTCACAGGAATCACCGGCATCATGCACCTGCGCGGTGACGCTGAGCCGTGCATCGATCGCATCCCAATCCGCCTTGCCGAATCGGTGCAGGCGCACTTCCGGGTGATGCGCCGCAGCGTAGGCATAGACCCACGTATCGAGCGGCTCGTTGCGCACAACGCGCTTCTCGAACCGGTTCTTGACGGGGTTGTAGACCTCTGACACCAGCCCGGGGAAGAACTCAGGCGGCAGCTGGTCGCTGAAGTGCACGAGCCGCGCATCGGCCTGCCGCTCGGCGTCAGCAGACAGACGGCTGTAGAGATAGTGCTTCGCCGCCACGCCGCCAACGTGATAAATGGTGATGCCGCGCTTGTCTGTGCGTCCGCGCCAGGTGACGTCCGCAAGCTTGCCCTTGGACAGGATGGGCGCATTGTTCGGCTTCGCACCGAAGATACACATCGGACGCGTGACCAAGCGTTGCCGCACATAGTTCTTCACCGCCTCCGTGCGGTGACCGCCCGCATCGATGGCGATCGACAGTGGCCGTAGCAGGATGCCGTCCTCGCGCTCGATGGAGCGGTTCAGAAGATCGGTCAGCGCCACCCACACAGCCTCCTCGGCGGGGTCGCCCGGCAGCTCGACGTAGTCCAGCGTCCAGGCAGCCATGCCCCTGCCCCATCCCACGATATGCACCGCAAGTCGGTTGTCCTGCGTATCGACACCCACCGTGATGGCCAGGACGCCGCGAGGCGCGTGCCGCAGGCGGTACGGCTCTGCGCGGTCGGCGATGACGTTGTGCTTGACCGAGCGCATCGACGGGTCTTCCCACGTCTCGGCCAGGCGGTCGTTGATAAATGTCTTGAGCGCAGCCGGATCGTTCTGCGCGTCAAGCCACTCGCGCACCAGATCGGCCCAACGCGGTCCCAGGCCGAACTGGTAGTACAGGCAATTGATCGTGTAGCCGCGGATGTCCGAATCTGGGTTGCCCGCCACCCAACGGCCGGCGGCGATCATGTCGGTCTTGTGGTGCTCCTCGATGGCTGAGCCACACTCGCTGCACGCGTACCATGCGTGCTTGGCATCTGGCGCCCACACCAGCCCGCTCCACGTGAGCGCCTGGAAATGTCCGCAGTGCGGGCACGGCACGTGGTAGCGGCGCTGGTCGCTCTTGTCGTAGAGCTTGGAAATGCGACTGATGCCGGCGATGCCGGGCGTGCTGATGTACTGGCGTTTGTAGGTGGTGGGAAATGCCGATGTGCGCCCGTCGAGCATCTTGATAGGGTCATCGCCGGTGCTAAGTTGCTGCGGCGCCTCGTCGATCTCGTCGACCTGCAGGTACTTCACCGTGGTGGACTTCAGCCGCTGCGGGCTACCCATATGCTCCACGTAGAGCTGACCACCGGCGAAGTCTTTGAAGGTGCGCTGGTTGGCGCTGTCGCGACTGGCCGTGCTGCTGAGCGCACGCCGCACGGCCGGGCACACTTCGATCATGGGGTTGAGTTTCTGGGCGATCCACTTGTTCATGGAGGCCTCGCCCGGCAGCGCGTACATGATCGGTGCGGGCGCGTAGTCCATCCAGTAAGCCATGCTGTTGGTGGCCAGTTGGCTCTTGCCGAACTGAATGGGAAACATGCATACCTGGACGTGCACCGGGCTACGCGCCGACATGCTATCCATCGGCTCGCGCAACGGCGGGTTGCGGTCGGTAACCCAACGTCCTGGCTTGCTGCTGCCCTTGCTCGACAAGCGCATGTGCTCGTCGCACCACTGCGACACGGTCAGTGGGCGGCGCGGCTGCAGCGCACGTGCAAGCACCGCATTGATACGGAGAGTCGCCGATGTAATCAAAGGGAAACCTCGCAACGACGCACCGGCTTCAGCACTATGCGGCTCGCACGTAGTGAATCGGCTTCGATTCGGCGGTGGCTGGCAACGAGGCCGCCGCGAGCCAGCTTGTTGTCCGACCTCACCCCTCCACCTCCGCCTGCTTGGTGGCTGATCGAAAGCCGCGGCTCATCTCTTCCAGCGCGTGGGTCAGCTCGTCCCACAGCAGCTGCCGCACCTTGGCTTCGTCGGTGGCCGCGGCCAGCTGCGGCGCGAGTGTGTCGGGGATGCGCTCGAGCGCTACGCGCAGCCCAGTGCCAGCTTCGGAGATGGCCTGCTCCACGTCGGCGCGCGGCAGCAGATTGCCGAGTTCCTTGGCCAGCTCGATCTGCGCCAACTGTGCGTCGGTCTCCGCCCTGTCCGCCAGCGCCTTGGCTCTGCGCTTGGCATCGCTGGTCTGGGGCTCGTCGGAGTCGTCCTGCTCGTCGCTACCCTCTCCCACCAATGCAGCACCGCGGGCCTCGGTGTGGCGCGCAGCAACGCCGGCACGCGATGGGTCGCGGGTCTGCTCGTACAGCGCAAGGGAAGCGCTCTTGAGGTAGCCCTTGCCGCCCTCGGCCTGCACCAGGCGGCCGTTGCGCTTGAGCTCCACGATGTAAGACGGCCGGCAGCCGATGTAGGCCGCCAGCTCCTTGCCCGTCACCACCACATCGTTGTCCGTCATACCCAGTGCTCCACTTCTTCCATTTCTTTCAAGGCCAGCGAGACAGGAAAAAACGCGCGCGCGTGAGCGTGTGCGGCCTGTGCGGGGGCATGTGCGGGACGCGCATCGCCTGAAACGCCCGTAGCAGTAGCGATGTGCGGGATGTGCGGGATGTGCGGGCACATACACGCGGGAGAGGCCATGCGCGCATGCAATGACCACACGCCCCGCGCGCCCGCGCCCACGTAGGAAGTAAAACGCCCGCACATCCCGCACAGCCCTACTGCTACAAGCATTTCGGCCCGCACAGGTGCCCGCACACCGTCCCGCACATCCCGCACATCGATAGGCGCAATGGTCATGCACGCCCCTTGTATTCGTTGAAGGCGCCGCGAAAACCGACCACCTCGGTGCCCAGCCAGGCCGACTCGGTCTGTTCATCCGGGCAATTCGCGTTGCCCAGCAGCAGGAACCCGTGTGGTCCGTGGCTGGTCTGCTCGATGAGGTAGCGCTTGCGCGCGCGATCCGGATGCGTGATGCCACGCTTGCGCACAAGCGCGTTGATGAACTTGGGTGACGGAGCCGGCTTGACGCCCTCGCGGCCGCACCAGACCTTGTAAACCTCGTACCACTCCTTCGAGGGCGCCGGCCGCGGCTTGAGCCCAGGAATGTCCTGCCCGTACAGCTCGTCCAGGAACCGCTGTGGGCTGTCCTGGCCCAGGTTGATCAGCTCGGCCTTCGCCGCCGTCATGGGTGGATTGGTGCCGTTGGTGAAGTCGCCCAGGTCCACCTGCAGCAGGTAGTGATGCAGCGCTGCGGTGCCGCCGGCGCGGATCTCAGCAAGCACCTCCTGGTAGAACTCCGCCTGTAGCTTGTCCGGCGTCCAGATGACGGCGTGCCGTCGGTCGTCTTCCTCGAGCACGACCGGCATCGCCTCGTTCGAGAGGAACACCAGGTTGGCGTGGTTGTCTTCCTCGTAGGCCTGGATGTTCTTCGGGTTGATGCGGATGCGGTCGCCCGTGATCAGGGCCTTCAGCTTGTTCTTGAGGTGATACACCTCGGTGCGCGCCACCACTTCGTCGGCCAGCAGGAACAGTTTGCGGCTCGCCCAGTCGTTGAACTTGTCCTCCAGCGCCGACTGGTCCAGCACGCGGCCGTATTCGCCGAACAGCTTCATGTACTCGTCGAAGAACATGTTCTTGCCGGTGCCCTGCGGCCCGTGGATCACGATCGTCGATTTCATCTTGGCGCCTGGGTGCTGCAGTGGGTACGCCAGCCACTTGATCACCCAGTCATAGAGCATGCGCTGGTTGGCCTCGTTGCCACACATGTGCCACAGCAGCTGCAACAGCTTGTCGCAGCTACCCTCTTGCGGCACCGTTGGCCAGCCGGCGAACAGGTTGCAGGTGATGCCCGGCTTGCAGCCGGACGGGTCGAAGTCGACCTCTTGCACGCGCACGATGGCGCGCTGCGGGCTCTCCAACCACGCACGGTGCAGCTCGCGCCGCACGCATGCATCGCGCATGTCACCCAGCGCCACCAGCATATGCTCTTGGTGATCGAACACCGTGCCCCCCTGCCCGTACACCAGCGCGAAGCGGCTGAGCAGTGTGTCGATGCTGTCGATCGGCTTGAGGAGGGCCTTCCCCGCGCCCCCGGTGCTGGGGATGGAAGCGGCGCGTTTTTCCACTGGCGCACGCCACGACAGCTCCGTGATGCGGGCCTCCACCTGCGCACGCACCACGTGCAGCCCTTCGGCCAGGTGCAGGTCGTTGAAGTCGCTGGCCTTGCGGCCGTGCTCGATGAATGCCGCGCGTCGCGCGATCTCTTCTGCGAAGACCGGCAGCAAGGTCGCGCCGTGCACATCGAGTGCGGCCGCGCTCGCGCCGAGCATGCCCGCGTTCTCGGCCTTGTGGTTTTCGCCACAGGTGGGGCAAGTTTTCGGGTGCTCGGTGAGCACAAGGCGCGATTTGCACGCGCGGCACTTCTGCAGCGTGTCGTCATCACCGCAGATCAGCACCTTGGTGCTGCGGTAACGCTTTGCCAGGGCGCTGGCCACTGGCATCAGATTGCCGGCGTCGAACGCCACGGCTACCGGGTAGCCGGTGGCCATGTGCAGACTGGCGGCAGTGGCGTATCCCTCTGCCACCAACAAGATCCACTGCGGCGTGCCGCCAATCAGGTGGAAGTGCCCACGCTTGGCCAAGCCCGCCGGCCAGAATTCCTTCACCGGCTTGCGTTGCTGGTCAGCCTGCTTGGCAGTCCGCAGCAGCTGTAGCCCGTGGATGGCACCATTGCCATCGAGCAGCGGCACCACCGCAATACCTGAGCCGCCGTAGCGAAGGCCGAAGCCCTGCACGCCCTTGGCGGTGAGGTAGTCCGACTCGCCATCGTGCAGCGCCTTGCCCCAGGCGCGGGTAGCGCGTTCGGCAGCCCGGCGATTTTCCTCTTGGCGGGCGGCTTCTGCGCGGCGGCGATCTTCCGCCAGGCGGCGTTTGAGGGCATCGCGCTGCTCGGCGGTGAACTCGCTGTCGCGCTTGCGCAGCTCCACCTTGATCGCGCCGTTGTCGTTACCGCGCCAGATGCCGTAGGTGCCAACAATCAGCACATCCGCGCCGTTGGTCTGCAGCTCGTGCAGCACATACCAGCCGCGCCGTTCCCGTGAACCCTCCACCTTGCAGCGGACCATGCGCCCGCTTGCATCCAGGCTGTCGAGGATCAGGCCGGCATCGCGCAGCTGGCCAAGTACATCATCGTAATTCGCCAACATTCAGTAACTTCCAGCCGCGCTATCTACCAAGGAAACGGGGTCCGAATTACCCGCATCGGGGGTCGGCCAGGAGGACCCATCGCCCGGAGCTGAACAGCTCGTCGCGCCGTTCAGATTCAGTGCCCCGCCCTGCCCGCGCGTGCTTTCCGTCGCCTCCCGGGGAGATGGGGCGCAATGCAGCAGCAATTCGCTCTGCACTGCATCGCGCGCGGCATCCTCGCGTCGCAGTCGCTCACGTTCGGCCAAGGCGTCCTCGCCGGTGAGTCCAGGCGTGTCGCCATAGAGCAAACGAAGTGCCTCGTCCATGTGCTGCCGCGCGACCGGGCTGATGCTCTTGCGGCCGGCGGGGTGTGGTGCCCGGGGCGCGCGGTAGATGGCCATCTCAAGCACCGGTGGCTCCGCTCTCAATGCCGTGGCGCAGGGCGCGCTTCATCCCGATCACGGCGCCGATGACGTCGTCGCCCTTGCGGCCAATCTCGTCGGCGTACTGCCGGTCCTCCGGGCCGAACTTGCCATCTGCCACGGCCGGGGCCAGCGCGCTCACCAGCTCGCCGTACTCTTGAAACAGCGTGGCCACGCACGCCACCTGCATGCCATCGTCGCTGGGCATCGGCACAGCCAGCATGCCGCGGCGGCGCGCCAGGTCCTGCTCACAATCGCTGCGGTACGGCTCCGGCAGGCTCAGCACCCACGCGTCCTCCAGATCTGCCGGCAAGGTCTTGACCGTGCCGTCCATGTAGCGGCGGAGCACCTGGGCGTTGTTCTCCATCGCCTTGATCAATTCAACGCCCTCACCGGTGCGCAGCTTCACCTGCCGCACGTCGGGCGCCGTTGTGGCGAGGTAGCGCTCGGCGACCTGCATGGCGAACGTGGTGTAGTTGCAGGCCGTGGCATCCAGCATGCGGCGGGTGTGCGCGTAGACCACCGACTGCCTGGGCGGCAGAAACTGACGGACGTCCTTCATGCGCCGGGCCCTGCATCTGCAGCACCATGCGCCGCATGCAAGGAAGCCCCGCCACTATGCAATTCAGCGCACTGCGCCGGTACGACATCCGCACCGGCCTTGGTGCCGTCGTCGCCGTGTTCTTTGTTCCCCAGCAGGCCGGCGCAGAACGCGACCAGGCCGGCCACGGTCAAGACAATGGCGACCGCGTTGCGGAGCATCCCCGGCATGGCTGAGGCAGCTTGCGCAGGCGCGCCGCGCTCCCACTGCTGGCGGACACGATCGAGCACTAGCTCGTGGCTGGGCTTACGCATAGGTGCCACCCTCCCCGCGATATGCTGGAACCCCCACGGCACCAACACATGCCCGCAAGGAGGGCGACATGGAACCAACATACGAGCAGATCTTCGGAATCAGGCTGCTGGCGCACCAAGGCATCATGCAAACCATGCTCAGGAACTGGGGACTCCCACCCGAAGCGCTTTTGTCAGATCTGATGCGATCGCAAGAAGCCTTGATTTCTTCGATGCTTCCGCAGGGCATCACCGACGCACAGATCGAGGCCGTCAAGCAGGAATTCACGACTGCGGTAATCACTTTGAACGCCCGCATCGCACACCTACCGGACGAGCGTCCGGACCCAATTCCAGAGTGAAATTGGATTCATATGAAGGTGTCGACTTAGCAGCCGGAGCCGATGACTTTGCCCGCAGCTCTGCGCGGCTCGGTCGGCCCAACCAGTCTCGTACCAACACCCTCAGATTCCAGCGATCAGGCAACATCGGCCACCTCCAGAAAGTTGAGCGGCCAGCCAACGCGGCGGCGGCGCTCGGTAAGTGCGGCCCAGTCATCGGAGGTCAGGCACAGGTCGGCGATGTCGCCGTTGTTATGGATCGGCAGGCCTACCAGGGTGGCGAGCTCACCCGCGGTCAAGGCGTCATCCAGCGGAGTGATGTGGCGGGACACGTAGCAGGTCTCACAGTTACTGCAGTGCGCCGCCAGGTATGCTTCGGCAATCACGGCATCGGGAAGGGTGATCTGCATGGCGCAATTTTTCTGGCGCAAGACGCGAGCAGGCATTTTTCGCATCGCACATGCGGATGGCGGCTGGCAGGCGTGGTTCGAGGACGAGAAGCTCATGGGAACCTACCCCTCCCCACAGCACGCACTGGACGACTTGGCCGGCGGATACACCGACTGGCCCTCCTGTGGCGACCCGTCGGAACTCGGACTGCCCGACGATATCGACGCCTGGACCTGGCACAGCGACGCGCGATAGCGCTGGACCGCCACAGCATCGAGGAGCGCCAGCGCAGTACGCTCGGCCTCACCCAGGCTCAGCCGCAGGCGCAACGCTTCGTCAGCGCGTCCGCTGCTGGTGTCCAACGACAACCCCACCACGCTGACATCAGCAGGCGAGGTACCCACCGCACGAAGGACAACCCGCTGATAGGCCGGATTCAACAATGGGCAAGCCATCAGGCCGCACTCCCCGCAATCAACGCAGCGGCCGTGCATTGACCCTCAACCACATAGGCCGGACCCAGAAGGAAAGCACCATGACCAGCAGCCACTTGCTCAGGATCGCGCCCGACGAGCACGGACACGTCTATCCCGTGTACGACACCGTCCACCACGGAAAGCACTTGTTCACCGCCATCGGCGTGGGCCGCATCGAGCGTGGCGAGGCCTACACCACGCCGGTGGCACAGAACACGCTCAACGCGCTGGCCGCTTACGGCAAGGACCACGGGCATGGTCGATTCCACATGGTCGAGGTTGCCACCGAAACCGCAGCGCCCATGAGGGTCCGCAAGGCCCTGGAGGCGGCCCACGACAAAGAAACCGTGTTCTTCATCTGTCGCGGGCCCAAGGTCTACGATGCCGTGTTCTTCGCACTCAAGGTGGATGCTACCCAACCGGGCAGCCCGCAGTAATACGCTCACATCAAGCGGGCGCATCAGGAAATCTCCTCTAGAAGCAGCGTTGCCACGCGCGCTCGACGCAAAGGACCGACGTGCAGGCAAGAAAATTGGATGTGGAGCGATCCGGCCAAGAAGTGAATCGAGACGAGGAAGCCGGACATCAGGCCACCTCCTGCACGTCGCCACCGCAGACGTCGCCGTCCTGGGCGACGGCTTCCAGATAGAGCTTGTGCAGCCGAACGGCCGCCATCCCGCCTGGCTCACGGGTGCGGCCTTGCTTGATGTCACTCACCGCTTGCGGTGACTTCCCGATTAGCCGACCGATCTCCGTCAGAGACTTGCCATGCTCTTCGAGCGCCTTAATCCGATCTGCCCAGGTGATGTTCATGGGAACCAATTTATGGCATCCCATAGCTCAAGTCAACGGGATGCCATAACGGTTTTCCATAAAAATCACCGCATGGTGAGGATGCCCCCAGAGAAAACAATCGGCGATCGCATTCGCGAGGCGCGTAAGGCCCGTGGCATGACCCGCCCGGAGCTAGCCAAGGAGTCTGGGATCAAGTACCCAACGCTGGCGGGGATCGAGAACAACGATCAGGTAGGAACTACTCAGCTTCCTGCAATCGCAGATGCCCTCCAAGTCAACACGCGCTGGCTACAGACGGGTCTTGGACCACGAGACGCGGCGGCTGCTCCTGAGCCTGACGACAAGGACTGGGCCGATGTGATTGGCTACTCCCAGGCCGCCGGTCTCGGCGCAGCCGGAGCAGAGGCTACTGAGTACGCCGAGACCCACAGTTTGAAGTTCAAGAAGACCAGTCTTCGCCGCAGGGGCATCCTTGGGCGACCGCTGGCGGTGTACTACGGCAAGGGCGACAGTATGGAGCCGGCCATCACGGACGGCGACGCCATCCTGTTCGACACTTCGGATACCCGGGTGATCGATGGCGTGATGTACCTGATCCAGGTCCACGGTGCTGCTAACCCCGAGTACTACGTCAAGCGCGCCGAGGTGCTGGACGGCACGGTGTACTTCCGCAGCGACAACCCGCACGGCGACCACGACTGGCGCAAGCCCAAGCGCATGGACTCACAACGCCAGCCCATTACTGTGGTCGGCCGCGTTCACTGGATAGGCGGCTGGGCAGATTGATGATTGAGGGAGCCGCAAGGACGTGACGGGTCTAGCCAAGCCACCGGTCTGCATCGAAGAAATCCAGGGAAGAACGCAACAAGGCGCCACCCGGCCATTCCTGTGTCGTGGCGACGATGGTTTTCTGTACTACGTCAAAGGCATTGGTGCAAATCGGCGGAGCCTGATTTGCGAGTGGATGGCTGGCAGGCTTGCGGCCGGATTTGGCCTCAACATTCCCCAGTTCGAGATAGCTCATGTACCGCCAGGGCTCGCTGACCTACATCCCGAAGGCCGTGATTTAGGATCGGGTCCCGTCTTCGCATCCCGGGTTGCTCCCAACGCTAATGAGATCGTCTTTCTAGAGGCGGCTCGGGTGCCTCGGGAGGTGCGCAGGGACGTGATCGCGTTCGACTGGTGGATCCGCAATGGTGATCGCTCGCTAACCGCCAAGGGCGGCAATCCCAATCTCCTGTGGGACGCTGGAAACAGCCAGTTGGTTGTGATCGACCACAACCTGGCATTCGATCAAGACTTCGACGCTGGCGCATTCCTTGCGACGCACATCTTCCAAGCTGAATTTCCTGCGTTACGCGCCGATCTGGTACTCATGGCACAATACGCTGCTCGGATGAAAGTCACGCTGGAGTTGTGGGACCACGCTTGGCGTTCGGTTCCCGACGAATGGCTGTTCCACGACGACGAGCAGACTGTCTCGACAGACTTCAACCCTACCGCCAGCGCCGCTTTGCTGGCACGCTGCCACACCGAGGACCTGTGGAGGCTCCCATGAATATGCGAGTCCCTTGCCAATACGCCATTGTCCAGTTCGTGCCCTACCCAGAAACCGGGGAATTTGCGAACGTGGGTGTGGTGCTGGCCTGTCCTCAGATGCGCTACCTGGGTGTACGCATCGCGCCCCACAGACGGACCAAGCGAGTCACCGATTTTTTCGAGGGACTGCAGGCGCGCGTGTATCGCGAGGCACTCCGATACATCGACGGTGACCTGAATCGGTTTAGTAACGCGGTGGCCCATGGACAAATACCGGCAAACCTGGCGTTCGGTGAAATCACTCGCCCGCGCGAGGCACTTATTCGATACGGTTCCGCGCGCACCATCATGAGCAACGGCCACCCGAACGACACGTTGCAGCAGTTATACGACAGGTTTGTCGAACGTGACTTCGCCACGAAGGAGTATCACGAGACAGCGATGCGCCAGAGAGTTGACGACTTGCTGGCTAACGCCGATCTGCGCAGCTACTTCGCGGAGGCGGCGGTAGGCGATGATAGCTACCCTGTGAAGTTCCCGTTCGTCTCGATTGCTACGGAAGCGCCGCAGATCGTAATCAAGCCCCTTAACCTGACCCAGGACGAGCCGTGCAAAATCTTCGAACACGGCAATACGTGGCTTGGTCGTGTCATCAGGTTACGCAAGCACGGTCAGCTACCTAAGACAGTGCTTTTTGCAATCGACCAGGCGGCCGAGGGTGAGAAACGAATCAAGGCAGCTGCTGAGGTGGCCGCGGATCTGAGATCTGCGGGAGCAATTGTCGAACCGCTCCGCCACACCGATGCGATTCTAAGGGTGGCAAGGCAGGCTAAGCCGTAATCCCGAGATCACCCCGCTCCGGCGGGGTTTTTCACGAAGGAAACATGCAATTCAAGATCCCAATTACCACTAGCTCGTGCCTTCTCATTGGCCGCTGTGGCAAGGTCCGGGCACACCAGACGGAATCGCGGACGACCCAAGCTCCGGGATGATCAAGGCTCACTAAAATGGCCAAGCTGTGCATCGCAGCTCGCGAAGCTGAGTGCAGCGCCTATGGCATCCCATTGACACGCAGTTATGGAATGCCATAGATTGGTCCCGTCGGCCACAAAGCTGACGGGCGACCGGCGGGTCGTCCCTGCCGGTCAACCTTCCCTTCTGACCGGTAGCAGGCCCCTCCCTTGGCCTGACTGATCCGCCGGCGCCCTCCTTCTTCGGAGAGAGCGCCATGTCCCGGAATGCAGACCCTGAGTTCGACGAGCTCACCGCCGCGGTATCGCTGAACGGCCCCGCCACACGCCGCTGCCTCAGCGCCTGTGCTGCCGCAGACCACGCCCACGCCAACGCACTCAAGCGCCGCGGCATGAGCAAGGGGCCACACCGCCACCCCAAGCGCACCAACCGCATCGAGCTGCAGGGCTTGCGCGAAGAGGCGGCCAGCCGTGACTTCGCGCTGGAGCAGCGCGCATGAGCCGCATGCGCCTGGAAGTTGCCTCCTATGGCAGAACGACGGTTGTCCTGACCGCAGACCTCAACTCAGCGACGCATGCGCGCCGCTGGCTGGCCGAGATTTATTCCGAACCGCCACGTGCCAAACCTATCCAGGTCGCTGTCATCGTGGGAGGTGACGGTGATCAGCCCCGCTTCGAGATGCCGCAAGACCTAGACGGCATCAGGCACTGCATCTGGTTGACGCACAGCTGCATTGAGTTGCCGGCCGCATCGTGGAAGACGCTCAAAGCGTGGGCCGATGGCGTGATGCAAGACGCGGCGAGCCGCGCCGCTGAGGCACTGCCGGCATGACCGCCGCCCCCGCATCCGCCCGCTCCACCGGGCGCTTCCGCCTCGGTCGCGGCCTGCGACTGCAATTGACCGTCGTCCGCGACACCGTGCTGGCCGCCGTGTGCCCGGTGATGGGCGACGGCGCCCCCGAGCATTACAGCCTCACCCGCTGTGACCGTGACCAGGTGAGCAGCGTGCCGACGCACTGCATGGTGTTCGGCAACACCGCCATCCCGGCCGATGACGACACGCGCATGGCGATCACCGCCTGGCTGCGCGAGCACGACATTGCCGTGCGCGAGGTGCCCTGACATGCGCACCCATACACCCGCCACCGCGTTGCAATGCGCCGACTTCGCCACCGGCCACCGAGGGCAGCTGCTGTGCCTGCAGGTGACGCCTGACAGCGTGCAGTTTGGGCGTGGGCACGTCTGGGCCGGCCTGTATGCCAGCGAGTACAGCCGCACCGCGCAGGAGGTTTCGGTGGGGTTTGCGCGGCAACTGGTGGCGCGCCCGACCGAGCTGCAGATCGGCGCCGGCCGGTACCGCATGTCCGCTACGGCGCTGCGCGTTGCCGTGCGCTGGCTTGATCGCGCCGGCCGCCGCGTTCGGCAGGTGCAGCCATGAGCCGGCGCATGCGCGCCGCCTGGTGCCTCGTCGCACTGCTGGCCTGCTACGCAGTGCCTCACCGGATTTTGGAGCTCGCGCAGGCACACGCCGAACACGCCGAGGCCGTCGCCCGTGGCCGCTGACATCTCCCTGGAGCGCCGCGTGCGCACCGCCTTTGCGGCCCACCGGCACGCCTACACGCAGGCAACCCATGCGCGGCTGCGCGGCGAGGCACAGCTGGCGGCTTTCTGGGCCGTCATCGCACACGCCTGCACTGCCGAAACGGACGAGTGCCTGGCGGCCATCCACGCCGGTGTGGAAGACGCCCTGCCGCCCATCCGCGGTTTGCTCACCGGCAACGCCGACATCTACCCACTGGAGGCATGACCATGCGTCAAATCGCCATCCCACTGCATCCCAGCATCCCCGGCTGCCTCGCCGGCCACCACCCCCAGTGGGTGGAAACGCATGGCGCACCGATGCGCCTGCGCACGCGCCTGGGCACGCCGGTACCGGTGACCTTCCACATTCAGTGCGCCCGCTGCGGCGTGGCCACGCGGCCGACGCATTTGCGCTCGCTCGTGGAGAACCGTTGGACCGACCCGCTTGGCCTGCAGCGCGTGCCGCTGTCACTGATCGGCCGCGCCCGCGAAGAAGCGCTGGCCGCCCTCAACCCAGCGGCACACGCCGCCTAGGAGTCCGTATGCACCTCAAGCCCATCGTCCGCGAAGCGCTGCTCGCGGCATTCCAGTCCCCCGATCACGCACTGCGTCGTACGCGCGCCGGCTTTCGTGGCGCAACCGATCGCGCCTTTACGCGCCGCGCCATCAACTGGCTGGAGGAAAGCAGGTTGGCCGACTTCGACCACCGCGATTTCCCCAGCGTTGTCACCCTCAATGCGCGCGGCATTGCGCACGCGCAGCAGCTCACCGCGCCTGTATCGCAGGCAGGTGCGGCATGAGCAGCGGCATGCAATCCAAGGGCCTCGCTGCGCAGCTGCGCGCAGGCCTCTTTCACGCGAAGGACGGCGCTACCAGCGCTGCCCTGCGGGACACCGCCGCGCCCGGGTGCACGCAGTCAGAGGTCACACGCGCGCTCAACGCGATGCGCAGAACCGGCCTTGTCATCGGCACACCCGATCCGGCCGGCACCCGCTGGAGCCTGACGGCGGCTACGCGCGCCAAAGTGGCCCGCACGCTGACATCGGACGCCGAAAACACTGCACAGCGCACCAAGCCTGCGGTCGTGCCGTCGCACACCACCCCATCGCATGCGGTGCTTGCGTTGAGTGCCGCGCAGAAGAAGGCGATCGAAAGCGCACGCATTGCGCAGGAAATCGCCGACTTTCAAGCCCACGGCGGCCGTATCGAAGTGCTCGGCAACACCCCCATCCGCCGCCCGGGTGGCTACCGCCAGTCGATGAGCGGCATCGCCACCGCCTGATGAACACCACCACACAGGAAGCACCCACCCATGGCTGACGGCTCGCACTCTTTCAACTTCCCCAATCCGCAGATCTCGTGCCTGCGCCCCGGCGAGATCGTGGTCGATCTGTTCGCCGGCGGCGGCGGCGCCAGCGAGGCGCTGAAGCAGGCGCTGGGCGGCCATCTCGCACTTGCCTGTAAGGATTACAGAGTGGCAAAGATCGGCGTCCTCAGTCTTTTGATTGCGAGCCAAGCATCCGAGTCACAACTTAGGCTCAGCGGCGATCGCGTCGGGCATGAACTCAACGATGTGTTGATGCAGCGATTCAACCCAGCCTTTGAAAGCGTCGAAATCCAACTTGACTTTCTGATGATTAACCACAGGCTGAGCGATCGTCTCCTTGCCTGTTGCTGCACAACTTTTAACTCGATTGAAGGCGACCAGAAGGAGAAACAAATTCCGTTGCTGAACCTCATTAAATTCGCAATCGGGAGGCCAGGAAATATCGGCGGGGAGTGCATCCACACAAACATCGTAGAAATCGCTGAGTGGTGGATAGAACTTCTTTTTGTAGATCTCGGGCATCGATTTTTCATCCATATCTTTCAAAAAAAAGAAAGGATACTTCGCCGATTCCAATGCAATGAGCCATCTCTTATACCGGGCAGCTCTGGCTTGGAAATCGCCACTAGCGGCACGCGCCACCTCATCCTTCCGGTGGAGATAGGAGATCCAAGCGACCGCGGCGGCCATCAGACCGACTATCCAAGTCCCCACCGCAGCCCACGCATCCCAATTGACCTCGCAAGAAGGTCCAAGTGGCCAGCAACGGAAAAGTGCCCACTTCAGCGTTTCCATGTCATCCCCCTGAGTCAGGAGGCGATTTTGCCATGACCGCCTGTCAGCGAATCCACGTCGGCGACTGCCTCAACATCCTGCCCATCCTGGACAACGCCTCGGTGCAGACCTGCATCACCAGCCCGCCCTACTACGGCCTGCGCGACTACGGCATGGCCGGCCAGATCGGCCTGGAAGAAACGCCGGCGGCCTATGTCGCGCGCTTGGTCGCGGTGTTCGCGGAAGTGCGTCGCGTGCTGCGCGACGACGGCACGCTGTGGCTCAACCTGGGCGACAGCTACGCGGCCGGTGGCCGGGGCGGCGGCGGCAGCTTCATGGCTGAGCGTGCCGACGCCGCATGGTCGGGCCGCGGTGAGGCGACGGGGTGGCGCTCGGCGCCGGCCGGCCTGAAGCATAAGGATCTTGTCGGCATCCCGTGGCGCGTTGCATTTGCGCTGCAGGAGGCCGGCTGGTATCTGAGGCAGGACATCATCTGGGCGAAGCCCAACCCGATGCCCGAGAGCGTCGGCGACCGCTGCACGAAAGCGCACGAGTACCTGTTCCTGCTGAGCAAGTCGCCGCGCTACTACTTCGACCAGGGCGCCATTCGCGAGCAAGCAACCGGCAGCGCAATCAAGGCTGACGGAACTCGCTCGCGCCGAGATTCGTTTGCGCGCGCCGGCGCCGTGGCTCATCACGTGCTGCCGGGCCAACAGGCGGCACAGCATCGCGAAACCCGGGATGGTGAGGCATTCGACATCGATACCCGCAACAAGCGCAGCGTGTGGACCGTGGCCACCAAGCCATTCCGGGAAGCGCACTTCGCCACGTTCCCCGAGCAGCTGATCGAGCCATGCGTGCTCGCCGGCGCGCCCGCCGGTGGTGTCGTGCTGGATCCCTTCATGGGCGCCGGCACCACCGCGGTAGTTGCTGAGCGACTGGGGCGCCGCTGGCTGGGTGTCGAGCTCAATCCAGAATATGCCGACATCGCACAGGAACGCCTGCGCGGCATCAGCGCCGGCCTGCCGCTGGGAGATGTCGCATGACCATCGCCCTCCTCGGCCGCGGCCTCGATGCCATCCTGCAGCACGACCTCACCGGCATGGCGCCGGACATCTCCGCCGCCGCGCGCATCCAGCGCTACGAGTGTGCCCGGCAGCTGCGCCGCGCCACTCAGTCGCCCGAAGCCCGCGAGATCGAACAGCTCCGCGAGCAGTTCGGCCGCCACTACCAGAACGCCTGGCGCAACGGCCAGCGCCCAGACCTCACACAGCTGCCGCAGCACTTCGCGGCGATCGACAAGGAGCAATCCCATGCGTGACCTCACGCCCGCGGAACTGCACGTCCTGCGCCACTCGCTGGGCACCGGCGAGGACGGACGCAACCCGAGCTACCGAAACCACTTTGTCACCGGCGCTGGCAGCACCGACCACCCCACGTGCATGCAACTGGTCGACCTCGGCCTCATGCAGCGACGCAACGGCAACGCTCTTTCCGGTGGCGATGACATCTTCACTGTGACCGCCGAGGGACGTGTGGCGGCGCGGCCAGCTCCAGCCGCCCCCCTGACAGCTGGGCAGCGCCGCTATCAAGCATTCCTGGATGCGGATTCGGGCATTACCTTCGGACAGTGGCTTAAAAGCCGAGGGCCAGCCCATGCGTGAGCACCCCATCCTGTTCAACGGCGCCATGGTGCGCGCCATCCTCGCCGGGCAGAAGACGCAGACGCGGCGCGTGGTGAAGATGCCGCCGGCTTTCGACTTCGTTGGCGGCTCTGGAGACGACCGCAACGATCCCGCCAATTGGGGAGCGGAAGATGAGGATGCACGGTGGTGGGCATTGGCCGCCGGGCCGTACACCGACCACGTGCTGCCCTGCCCCTTCGGCCAGCCCGGCGAGCGGCTGTGGGTGCGCGAGACGTGGGCGCAGCACGCTGACTACCCCGACATGCGGCGCGCCGTTTACCGAGCCGATCCGGGCTCAGATCACGACGCGGAGCGCTGGCGCCCGAGCATCCACATGCCGCGCTGGGCCTGCCGCCTGGTGCTGGAGATCACCGACGTGCGCGTCGAGCGGCTGCAGGCGATCAGCGAGGCCGATGCACTGGCTGAGGGCGCCATGGAGTGGGCCGGCGAGCAAAGCACGCCAATCCGCGACCTCAACGCCGGTGACGAACGCATTGCCTTCAAGGCTCTGTGGGAAAGCACCGGCGGCGACTGGGACGCCAACCCCTGGGTGTGGGTCATCAGCTTCCAGCGCCTCCCCTAATTCTGACTTCAAGGACCAACCATGTTCTTTCGCAACCTCACCATGTTCCGCTTCCCCACCTCCCTCGACCTCTCCGCCGTCGAGGAGCTGCTGCCGCAGTGCGCCCTCAAGCCAGTCGGCCCGCTGGAGATGGCCTCCCGCGGCCTCGTCTCGCCCTTCGGCCGCGAGGAGACCGAGCAGCTATCACACCGGATCGGCGACTTCCTGTGGCTGGCCGTCGGCGGCCAGGACAAGATGCTGCCAGGCGCCGTCATCAACGACGCGCTCGAGCAGAAGTGCGCCGACATCGAGAAGAAGGAAGGCCGGCGCCCGGGCGGCAAAGCGCGCAAGCGCCTCAAGGACGACATCATGCACGAGCTGCTGCCCAAGGCCTTCGTGCGCAACTCGCGCACCGACGTGATCTTTGACCTCACCCACGGCGTGGCCATCGTCGACACATCCAGCCGCAAGGTTGGCGAAAGCGTGGTGTCGGAGATCCGCGGCATGCTCGGCAGCTTTCCGGCCCTGCCCATCAATGCTGAGGTGGCGACGCGCGCCGTGCTCACCGGCTGGATTGCCGGCGAGCCACTGCCGGAATCGCTGAGCATCGGCGAGGAGGCCGAGCTGCGCGACCCTATCGAGGGCGGCGCCATCGTGAAGTGCCAGCACCAGGAACTGCGCGGCGACGAGATCGAGAAGCACCTGGAAGCCGGCAGGCAGGTCACCAAGCTGGCGCTGGTGCTCGACGATAACCTGTCGTTCGTCCTGGGCGAGGATCTGGTGGTGCGCAAGTTCAAGCTGCTGGAAGGCGCCATGGATCAACTGGAGACCGCAGAGGGCGATGGTGCACGCGCCGAACTGGACGCGCGCTTCGCCTTGCAGTCGGCAGAGTTCCGCCGCCTGTTCCTGGTGCTCGAGCAGGCGCTGCGCCTGTCGAAGGTGGAGGGCTGACCGATGAACGAACGATTCGGAAATTCCGAACAGTTGGCACGGGCCGATGCGGCCGGCGGGCTGAACGAACAATCCGGCAATTCCGGACAGTTACAAGGCGCAGCGGATGAGCTGCTGTTGTTGGTGAGTCAATGGCGCGCCGACGCAGATACGAATGAACTTCATGCACTCGAAGCGGATTCAATCGGAATACCACAAGCAACCCACACTCACGAGATTCGCATGAAGATGCTCAGGCAGCATGCAGACCAACTGGAAGCCGCCCTCGCCGCCCGCCAGCCGGTGGGGCAGGATCGGATGGCGATCAAGCTGCTTGTGGCAGCCGGTTTCGTGACCGAGGAAAAGGCCAACGAGTCGCTGCGGATCGCGCACGGCTTCGGTGGTGATCTGGGACAGCCCGCGCCTGCTGCTGTGCCGGTGGATGTGCTTGAAGCGTTGGCGGAAACGTGGGAAGAGCGTGCCGGCCACAATGATGAGCGTGCCTTAAAGGCGGATTCGATTGGCGATCGGCTGGCCATAGCTGCCCACACAGCGCGCTCCACTGAGTTGCGTCAATCTGCGCACGCCCTGCGGTGCGCAGCCCTCGCCACCCACCCCCAGCCGGCAGCGGCGAAGGAGCAGGGCAATGGCTGATTTTGTCTCGTGGAATAGCGGGTTCAACGAGGCCGCCAAGGCGTGTGGGTTGAATGCGGATGATCTGCTTGCAATTCCCGACATGTCGGATGCGCAAATTGCTGGCGCCTACTGGTCGCGTCGTGGCTCAAAAATTCATGTTGGCTTTGAAAATTCATTTTGGACCGTTGATACCAAAGACATCGAAACAATTGCCGCGCAGACCTATGACTTACGTATCGCTGAATTTGAGGCGTGCGCAGAACAGGCACAAATTCTATTTGTGGACCTTTTGTGCGAGGACGACCAGCAGGCCAAGCCGGCAGGCGAGGTGCAGCCGTGATGCGCAAGCTCAACGTCCCGATTGCCCTCATCGCTCTCTGCTGGTGGGGAATGGAGACCAGCTACTTTGGCTGGAATAAAACGCCGGGTAGTACAGCCGAGCTATTTGCTGACGGCTTAGGGATGGTCCTGTTCGCGGCGGCGTTCGCATTCGCGCACCGCGCGCCGATTCGGATCGAGGTGCGCACTGGCTGTGCCTCCGGCCGCTGTCCTGCTCGCGCGGAGAAGGAACATGGATGAAGCCGAAGCCACCGAGGTGATGACGCTCCCGCAGGCCGCTGGCTACCTGCAACTGCACCCAGTCACCCTGCGCGGGATGATGAAGACCCGCAAACATCCACCTGGCCGCAAACTTGGCGGCCGATGGAGATTCCACAAGGCGGCACTTTGTCAACAACAACTTCAAA